TCGGAACCCACAGGAGCACCTGACATGACCACCACCAACCTGACCGCCACCTACCTGTCGGTCGACGCCAACGACCTCAGCGACCAGCTGCAGGACTGCACGCTGACCATCACCAAAGAAGCGCTCGAAAACACCGCGCTGGACGACACGGCGCGCACCTACACCGCCGGCCTCGAGGTCTGCGAAGTGACCGCCACGCTGTTCCTCAGCTACGGCGCCAGCGAAGTTGAAGAAATCCTCGAAGGAATCCTCGGCACCAGCGTCGACGTGATCGTCGGCAAGAACAGCGCCACACCAGCGACTGACAATCCTGTCTACACAGTCCAAGGGATGTATTTCGCGGAATTCACACCGTTCAATAACGGCGTAGGGGAATTGTCGATGGTCGACATCACTCTTACCGGCGGTAGCTACACCCGCGCCGTTTCACCCTGACCAAACCAACTGCACAACTAGGAGGCAACCGTGCAACTCACGCTACGCGTCGACACCGGCGATGGCCCGCAAGATGTCACCACCAATCTGTGGGCCATCGTCGCGTGGGAACGCAAATACAAAACGAAGGCCAGCAAAATGGCCGACGGTCTCGGCATGGAAGATCTCGCATACCTTGCCTACGAGGCATGCAAAGCGCAGAAAATCACCGTGCCGGCCGTGTTCGACGACTACCTACGTCGCATTGTCACACTCGAGGTCGTGGGAAGTGACGACCGCCCTACGCGCGAGGAACCCGGCGACGCCAGCTAGCCGAGATCCTCGTACACCTTGGCTGGTGGCCGCCGAACATCGACTTTGACATACTCGACCTGACTACTGTGGTTGACGTAATCAACGAACGAAACAGGAAAGCGAAACGTGGCCGTTAGCAGCAGCATCGAAGTGAATGGCGTCGCTGATGCCATCAAGGTGCTCAACTCGGTCAACCCTGAGCTCAAGAAGCAAGTCGTCAAAAACATGAAAGCGGCCGCGCAGCCGGTCGAAGAATCAGCCAGGCGCCTCGTTCCCGCTGTACGGCCGCTATCGGGCTGGGTGGGCTGGAAGGGCGGCTTTGACCCGAAAGCAGTCCGACGCGGCATCAGGGTCGCTTTTAGGGGATCCAAGGTGCGCGGTGCGCGCGATCCGAACAACATCCCACTATTGACGCTGCGCCAAAAGAACGCGGCCGGTGCGATCTACGACATGGCTGGTCGACGTTCTAACGGCACTACGGACGCTGGCCGCCAGTTCATCAACGTGTTGAACCAGCGCGGTGGCCCGGCGTCGCGCACCATGTGGCCCGGCGCGGAGGACGCCATGCCAGTCGTCGTACGGCAAGTCGAAGCAGCCATAGATGACATGATGGTGATACTCAACAAGGAGCTGCGCTAATGGCTATCAACGTCCCTATCGTTTCCGAGTTCGCGCCCGACGGCGTGAAAAAGGCGATGAAGGAGTTCGAGCGCCTAGAGAAAACCAGCGAAAAAGTCAGTTTCGCTATGAAAAAGGCGTTCTTGCCGGCCACCGCTGCTGTTGCTGGCCTCGCCGCTGCTGCCACCGTCGCTACCAAAGCCGCGATTGACGACCAAAAACAACAGGACGAACTCGCACGCCAGCTGCAGATAACGACCGGCGCCACACAAGAACAAGTCGCCGCCGTCGAGGACTACATCGCCAAAACCGAGATGGCTGCAGCGGTGTCCGACACCGAACTACGGCCGGCGTTCGCCAATCTTGTGCGCGCCACCGGCAGCGTCACCGAAGCACAAGACCTGATGAACTTGGCGCTGGACGTGGCCGCTGGCACCGGGCGCGACCTTGAATCAGTCTCCGAGGCGTTGCAGGAGGCATACCAAGGCGAAGTCGGGCCACTCAAAGAACTAGACCGCTCACTCACCGACATGATCGCGTCAGGCGCCGACGCCGACGAAGTCATGGGGCAACTCGCCGAAACATTCGGCGGCGCAGCAGCACGCAACACCGAAACCGTTGCCGGCCGTTTCGAGCTGATGCAAATACAGATTCAAAACGCCCAGGAATCCATCGGCCTCGCGTTGCTGCCCATTCTTGAAAAACTGCTGCCCATCCTCGAGGACGTAGCCACGTTCGTCGCGGAGAACACCGAGCTGTTTATCGCTATCGGCGCAGCCATGGCCACCGTCGCCGGCATCGTCATCGCCTACAACACGGCGCTGAAGCTGTACGCAGTTGCTCAAGGCATTGCCACAGCCGCCACAGCCTTGTTCAACGCTGTGCTGGCCGCCAACCCCATCGTGCTGATCGTGCTAGCCATCGCCGGCCTGATCGCCGGCCTCATTCTCCTTGAGAAGCGTTTCGGCGTGGTAACTAAGATCGTTGAAGGCGTCAAGTTTGCATTTGACCTAGTGAGCGACGCCGTGGCATGGCTGGCCGGCAAGTTTGTTGACTTCATCAACACGCTGATCGACGTGGCGAACAAGATCCCGTTCGTGTCAATCGACAAGCTCACCAACGTGTTTGAGGAACAGGCCAAAATCGTTGAAGATGAAGTGACGCCGGCTATTGAAGGGTACGCCGACGCCGAACTTGAGGTGGCCGAAGCCATCGCAGAGGCGGCCTATCAGCAGCAGCTCGCCAACCTGGACTACGAAGAAGCCGAGCGGCTGATGGACGAGCTGCACCCAACGCTTGATGACGTGACCGCTGCGATCGGCCGCACAAACGACGCGATGGCACGTCACCACGAAGCGCAGCAGTTCATCAGCGACATGAACACCGACCTGATCGACGAGTTCAACTACCTGTTTGGCATCTTCGACAACGACGAGGCCGTCGACAACTTCAGCGACGCCATCCTTGACGCGGCCGAAGCCGTCCGTGAATACGGCGAAGGCAGCCGCGAAGCCGAAGAAGCCAGCCGCGACATCTACCGTGAACTCGGCAAAGTCATCGACCAGCTCGACAACATCCCGGCTACGAAACAGCTAGAACTGATCGCGCTACTAGATCAAGGCGAATACGACGCGGTGCTAGCGCAACTTGAAGTGTTGAACGCCATCGCAAACACCGCGCTCACCACACTCACGGCAGCCGAAATCGCAGCTGCAGCCGGCATGGTCGGCGGCGGCGACTTCGCACCAGCGCCACCATTGCCGACACCAGTCAGCAGCGTGCAGATCGGCCCCAGCAACCGCTCAGGCGTGCGCGGCGGCGACATGAACGTGACCGTCAACATGCCAGCCGGCACCGACCCGAACGAACTAGTGCGCGTCCTTGAGCGCGCCGGCCGCCAATCTGGCAGCTTGCCGATTCCGACTACTGGGCAGATCCGGTCGTGACACTCACGCTCGCGCACACCGTCAAGATCGGCGAGATTGACAACCAAACCGATTTCACTAGTCGTGCGCTTGGCTTCACGGTGCAACAAGCAGCACGGCCGCAACGCGTCAACCCGAACCGCGCCATCATTACGCTGGACAACAACGACGGCGCGTTGACACCGAACGCCGGTGGCACCTATGACAGCGTCGACTGGTTTAGTCAGGGCGTGTTCATCACCACAACGGTGAACGGTGGCAGCGACCAAATCCTGTTTCACGGCATTGTTGACGACTTTCAGTTAGCGGACAACGGCACCCAATCCACGGTGCAAATCACCGCGCTTGACTGGGTGGCTGTCGTCGGCCGGCTCAGCCCGAAGGATTACAGCTCGTCACCAAGAACAGGCCCCGGTGACGCCATCGAGGGCACAATCAGCCTGAAACTGTCAGGCACCGACGACATGGTGAAGCTTGGAACGACTGGGGCTAGCAAAGGTGTTGGCCAACTAGCAAACGACAACACAGCGGTGCCGATGCAGATCACATCTACCAATGTGCAGTTCATCACCGATTCGCTGCAGAACGATGTTATGTCGGCCGATCTGTGCGTTGTGTACGGCAAAAAAATTACACACGATCCGGCGCCTATCGACGCAGCTGTTTATTGGCCAGTCACCATCGGCAACACGCTTACAAGATCCGCGACCACGTTTTATTCCGACACGCTCAACGTGTTTGTGTTCACAGGTGCCACACCAGGATCCGGCGAACTACCAGCCGCCGACGTAATCACCGGGTACAACATCGAGGAACTGGTCAACACCGTTATCAGCACACGCGACGGTGGCATCACTCAAACAGTCCAGGACACGACGAGCGCCGACCTGTACGGCGCGCGCGCATACACCGCAACAGGTCATGCAGCAAGCACCGACACCGCGACACTCAACGGCGCCACCAACATGGTCAACCGGCTATCGACGAGCCGATTTATTGCGCAACGCTTAGAGTTCACCAGCGCCAACCTTGCCAACACACCGACCGGCTCCGCGACACAGCTCGAGCTGTTACTGGACACCGAGACCGCGTTGTGGCAGCCATGCACGATCACTTACACACCGACCGGCGCCGCTGGCACCGTCACCGACAAATGTTTGATTTACAGCCGGCAGATACGCGCGACGGCGTCGGGTACGAGCATTGTGTTGGATCTTCTGTCGGCTGATGACTATCAGTCGTTTACGTTGGACTCGACGGTGCTAGGGGTACTTGACGAGAACCGGCTGGGCTAGGCTAACACCATGGCGTTCCCGTACACCTCTGGCGACGTTCTTACTGCTGCCGATCTCAACCAGTCCAGCGGCCTAGTCTTGGTGAAGTCGCAAACGATCGGTAGCGCTGTGTCATCGGTGACCGTCACGGGCGCGTTCTCGTCTACGTTTGACAACTACCGTGTGACATGCAACGGCGGAGCAGGAAGCACAGCGGGCGAGTTGCAGTTACAGATGGGTTCCACTACGACCGGCTATTACTCACAATTGGTTTTCACATCGTGGGCGAGTCCGTGGACACCGGCAGGCACAGGATCAAGCAACGCTGCAAACTTCAATGTTGCAGGCACAAACGACCCTAGTGGAACCATATTAAACCTTGACATCTTCAATCCGTATGTTAACCGTCGAACAGTTATCAGCGGAAGCTTTACAGGGATGCAAACCACTCGGGCAGGCGGTTACGTTAACGGGTTCTTGTCGAATACCACTTCGTACACAGCTTTTACTGTTCTGGTCAGCGTCGGCACGATGACTGGTGGGACGATTAGGGTTTACGGATACAATAATGGCTGAGTATTGGACACGCGAAGAACTAGAAGCCGCCGCGCCTGACGGCACCGTCAACGTACAGGTCGATGACGAGGTGCGTCCGATGACGACCGACGAATGGTCAGCATGGATCGACGCTCAGGTCGGCCAAGAGAAGCCAGCAGACGACGAGCCGGCATGATTGTCATGGTTATCATCCTCGCTGCGATCGCGGTGGGGGCCATCATTTCAATAGTGGAGAACTCATGAACCTTACGAACCCACCGAAGGCGCTAATCGCGATGGTCGCCATGATCGTCATCGCCGTGTTGATGGTCGCCGACAGCATCGCTAACGAGGCCGGCACCGGGATGCTCGGCACCATCGTCGGCTACGCGGTCGGTAACGGCATCGCCGCGAAGGGCGGCAAGCCTGTCGAGCCGATTATTGGAAAGAAGTCGTGAAGTACACCAACTGGCATGACGGCCGCACACCAGCTGCACCGTTCAACACCTGCAGCCCGAACCTTGTAGCGATTCGTCATTACATGGAACAGACATACGGCATGTGGTATCTCGGCTGCTACACCCGGCGCAAGATCCGCGGCGGCACACGCTGGTCATCTCACGCGTTCGGCGCCGGCCTTGACCTTTCGTACCGACAAGACGACGACCACCCGAATGTGCCAATGCGCGAATCAGTCGAAAGTGTGATCATCCCGTGGCTGGAGGCCAACGCTGACACGCTCGGCATCCAACGGATCCACGACTACTGGGCGCGCCGCTACTGGCAGGTAGGCCGTGGCTGGATCAACCGTCCACCCGGCGGCCGTAACGACCACATCCACCTTGAGGTCAACGAAACGACGTGGCATTGGGCTAACGACATCGACGGCCGGCTCACCGACGGCCCACCGAAACTGGAAGCAGTCACCGACACGCCGGCCTACCCCGGTGCGAGCACGAAGCGCGGCAGCTCCGCGAAAGCGCGTGTGCGACTGATCCAGCAGGCGCTCGCTGATAAGGGCTACAAGGTCGGCCCCGTCGACGGCGACTTCGGACGCATGACTGACGCAGCTGTGCGCCAATTCCAAGGCGACGCCGGCGAGCATGTCGACGGTGTTGTTGGCCCCAAAACGTGGACGGCTTTGTTCGGATAGTTGCAACGTGTGACAGCCTGATGGCATGATGGGAACCCCACAACACATACGGAGGTTCCCCATGATCCGACTAGCCCTGCTAGCCACCGCCATCGCCGGCCTGCTCATCCCGGCGTATCTGGACGACCCGAGCAACTACGAACACGACGCGCTACTACCCACCACATCAGCCGCAGCTGTAACCAGCACGACCGGCGCTGTTGTTGTGGGAACCTCAGAAGCGCCGCAGGCAACCCCGACCACTTCCACCACAGTCACCACGACCGCACGGCTGCTGTCGACTGTGCCGGCCACTAGCATCGTCATCCTTTCCGATGCGAAGTGTCCGGAGTGGTCGGGGTATGCCGCCATCTATTTCGACGCCGACGAGCTCGAGATTGTCGACCGCATTATGTGGCAAGAGTCCCGATGCCAGGCGGACGTGATTAGCCGCACAAACGACTACGGCCTCATGCAGATCAACTGGGCCGTGTGGGGCGACACCATCAACTCGCAAGGCTTTAGCCGCGACGACCTGCTTGACCCATCGGTGAACATGATGTGGGCGTTCCTGATCGCTCACGAAGCCGAACGCATCGGCTGGTGTACTTGGCAGCCGTGGTACATGAGCGGAGACTGGTGCTGACATGGATCTGTTCGGCACACCGTACGAACGCGGCATAGCAGAATCAGACAAAGCCGCCAACAAGTGGACGCCGGCCGAACTTGAGGCCGTCGACGCTGCTATCCATCGCTGCTGCTACTTCTACCCCGAGTGGACAGCAGACGACGTGTGGCAAGCCCTCGGACGTGACTTCAAAGTCACCAAGGGGCTGGCTGCACGACTCAACAAGGCCGCGAACGACGGCTGGATCCGCGCCACAGACCGGACACGCAAGTCCCGGCGCAAGGATCAGCACGGGCACGGTCAACGACACACCATATGGGAATCCCTCAGGAGGCAATGATGGGCTTCAATCTTGACGATTACGAACCGGTAGCGACCCGGCTAGCGCGGTGGCTTGCCGATGTCGGCGCACGCGAAGCCACCGGCCGCGTCATCACCGAGATGACACACCACGGCGACGGCTGGTGCGTATTCAAAGCATCGCTGTTCGAGGACGACACGCTGATCTCCACCGGGTGGGCAGAAGAACACGCCAGCCAACGCGGCGTGAACGCCACCAGCCATGTTGAGAACTGCGAAACCAGCGCCGTGGGCCGCGCCTTGGCTAACGCCGGCTGGGCAGGTTCCGACCCGGCGAAACGCGCGAGCCGTGAAGAAATGAGGAAGGCGTCAGGCGCCCCTAGAAGCCCGCAGGAGCGCCCCGACGCACAAATACGCACCACAGCACCGAACAGCACCGATCGACGCGACACGCCAACAGAAAAAATGTTGGCGTTCTATCATCAGCTGTGCAAACGCCACAAGATTGAACCGAACCCGGAGGCATCAGGGAGCTTTGACCTATGCCGATCCGAGATCGACCGCCTGCAGGATTTGTCGCGCGCATGACATTCCACACGCAGCTCAACACCAAAATGTCGGAAAAAGAGTGGCAAAAAATGGTCACCGAGACCGCCGACTGGTTCGGATGGATCTACTACCACTCAAGGCCGGCCTTGACGCAGGCTGGTAAATGGGCGACACCGCTGCAAGGACTTGCCGGCTTCCCTGACCTTGTCCTAGTCCACAAGACACGCGGCCTTGTGTTTGCCGAACTGAAAAGCCAGACCGGCCGGCTCAGCGACAAACAGGAACGCTGGATAGACCTGCTCACCTACTCAGGCGCAGAAGCACACGTCTGGCGACCCACAGACTGGCCGGCCGTACTACGCCGGCTACGCAACAACCCCGGAGGCAACAAGAAATGAAACAACCACGACCCGAAGTGTGGCGGCGGCTGGGCACCAGCACCAGCTACGCCGGCCTTGTCGGCGCGCTTGAGGTGCTGGAACACCACGCACGCCGGCTCTGTCATGACGAACCTGACAACTACCTGCTGGACGGGCTGCGAAACATCCTCTGCAGCATCGACGAACTAGAAGCTGCCGGCCGATTCGGTACCGTCGTTACCGAAAAACGTGAAACCGCTATGGCCCAGCATCCAAGCGGAAAAAACAGGGACTTGACAAACCCACTAGAATCCCCCACCACTCACCCCCCAGCAGCGACGCAGCCCCCGGAGGCCACGGAGGGGCAAGGAGCGAGCCGCTGATGCAAATCAACGAAGCAACCAGCCTCCTCGAAGCATGGCAAATACGCATGGCACCCTCGCCGGCCCCATTCAAAGGCCACGACCGCGTCAAAGACGAATGGGTCAAACGCCTAGAACTAGCCAGCCAAGAACAAGCCCGAGCCGCATGGCGCAGCTGGCAAAACGCCGGCCACACCAAATGGCCAAACCTGTACCAACTCGAGGCGCTACTACAACGCCACGGCGGCGTCGGCACACTCAACGACTGCAGCATGTGCGACGACACAGGCTGGATCGAAGCACCCGAATACCAACACCACGGCCACACCTACACAGCCTGCCAACCATGCAGCTGCGACCACGGCAAAATGGTCGAACGCTCCACAATCTGGCGAGACCGCCCCATGCTATGCACCGGGTGCAACGGCAACGGCTGGCTAGCCGGCCACGACCCAACCGACGATGTCGAACTGTGCGCCATGTGCAACGGCGACGGCATCAGGCGGTGACCCAATGGCAAGACAACGCAGCCTGCCGAGGCCAAACACACCTGTTCTTCCCGACCACAGGCCAACACGGCCTAATCAAGAAAGCACGCAAACTGTGCGCCGGCTGCCCAGTAGCCAAACAATGCGCGCTCGAGGCAGCTGCGCTGCACAGCGTTGGCGAACTACACGGCGTATGGGCCGGCCAAACAATGAAGCAACGCGACCGCGAACACGGCCGGCACAGACGTGCATGGTGGACACATGACAACACCTGAAGAACGCGCTGCGGCTGCCGCCCGATCTAGAAAACGATGGGCACAAATGTCGCCAGAGAAAAAACAACAACGATTGCAACAACAGCGGGATTATGCGCGCGCAAAACGCAAACAACTAAAACGAGTCGACAAGCCACGCAAACGCAGCCAGTTCATCAACGGTGCACGATTGGAGCGTTACAACTTTGTGCTTCAGCTCAAGTTTGAGCGTGGGGCGTGCTGCGACTGCGGCCTAGAAGTAACCGAATGGAATCACCCGTGTATGGAATGGGATCACAGAAACCCATCACACAAAGAGTTCGAACTGTCTCGCGCTGGCAAAATGAAACTAAGCGCGGCCGAGATAAGACACGAAGCAGACAAGTGCGACCTTGTTTGTGCAAATTGTCACAGAATGAGAACTTACTGGGAGCGTCATCATGACCCGCAAACACGCGCTAACTCATTGGAACAACAAATGAGTCTGTTCGATGAGTGAGTACAGCCGTCGGATTTACGGTACCCAACGTTGGAAGAAACTCAGGGCGCAGGTCATCAAAGAAGAACCGACATGCCATTGGTGCCACGCACGACCCAGCACACAAGCCGACCACGTCATCGAGATCGACCGCGCCCCAGACCTCGCATACGACCGCGACAACCTCGTCGGATCCTGCCGGCCCTGCAACAGCAAACGTGGCAGCACCTACCAAGCCAAGAAAGCGGCTAGCAAAAAACAGAAAACAGTTTTTGGATCAACTC